TTTCTCTTTTTCTAAATAATTCTAAAATTGCATCTGCTATTTGGGCATCATTCTTTTTAGGAAATAACTCTAATATATTTTCTGTAGTATATTCAACAAATAAATCAATATATTCACTTAATTCATCTTTTTTCTTATTGTAATTATCTACATTATTCCAAACATAAGTTGATCCTTCTTTTAATAAGTGGTCGGTTGGAACTTTTTTTATTTTTTTATTATAATTTTTAGTATTATATAATATTAACCATCTTTTAACAATGGTACCAAAGTAAGAATATGCCTTAGCACCTTTACCTGGGTCAAATAAATGCATTTTAGTTAATAAGAAAGTAATAATTTCATGTTGTAGATGTTCTAAATTATTTACCTCAGTATGGTAAAATTTAAATGTATGAATTATGTTTTCCGTTAACTTAAAAAACGCGTAATGAATTCGCGCTTCGTATATTTTAGATCTTATTTCTGAATCCGGGGTATTATTGTATAATACAATAGCATCCTCCGTATCTTGAGTAAAATAATTTTTACTCTTTTTTCTTCTTTTTCTTGCCATTAGTCGACTTTAAATCTTGATACATCTTCTTGTAACCTTTTTATTTGTTTAAAAAACCAACCAATTTCATCATCACTCTTAAAAGTACCTTTAGCATCTATTTCTTTTAATCTACTTTCGGTATTTTCTATCTGTTTACTATATTCTGATATGAACCTATCATATCTAATGACTACGTCCTCAATCTTCTCTACTTTACGCATTAAATTAAATGTTGTATAAATAAATACAACAATAATAAAACTTAAAAATCCAATTATTAATTCTAAAACCATCTTATAAATTATCTAACATATTTTTTAAACCTTCACTTTTTACAGTATTTAACGCTCTATTTTTAGTAGATGTTTTTTTATTATTAGATAATGTAGTAACCTTTTTTTGCCCCTCCAAATTATCTTGAGAAAGTTTTGGTAACCACTCCATTTCAAATTCTAACCTAGCAGCCATTAAGTCAGCTTGGTGCAAAATAAATGGTAAAGAAGTACGAGGTTTTTGTTCGGGCATATAAGAAAATAAATATTTTTTATTAGCTTCATCATATAAACCATCATGTGTTTTGATAGCTAACATTTCATTAAATGTAACCTGAATATCATGTTGTTGTAATAAAAATAAACTTCTATCTGGCACAGAGCAAAAAGGTACTTTCTTATTAAACATATAATCTTCTCCTAATTTATCTTTTCTCCATTGATCTGTCTGAGGTATATAAGCTTCATTATCTTTATCTCCCATCTTCCCTAAATCATGGTTTATAGCAGAAAATACTAATTCTTCTTTTGTAAAAGTAGACATGTCACATCCTAAATTTTCCCAAATAGGTAATAATTGTAAAGCTGCATCAACAACCCTATTAACATGATGAACATAACCTCCTGGAAAAGCTGAGTGGTATTCTTTTTTATGTGCCGCGGGCATTAAAATTATTCTATCTTCGTAACGTTGATAAAATTTACTTAATTGATCACCCCTATTACCTGAGATGTATGTTTTAATATTGTTTTGGAATACTTCCCAATTTGATTGAATTTGTTCTGCTGATAGTTTCATAACTGTTTTATTTATTAATTAATGTTTTTCCTTCCCCCCGTGTTGCGCCTCGTTTCTCATCCCATTTTTTTAAACAACCCGTGATCCCAAGGTATATAAAATAAATTGGGGAGGCACGGAATTTTACACTTCTTTTTTTAGCTTGATTATTTTAAGTAAAAATGCGCATCTTTCATATTGTTCAATATCGGGATCTGAAAAATATTCAAGTGCTGATTCTAAAGCTTGAAGAAATGGATCTCGTTTAAATTCGATTATAGCTTTTAAATCATTTTCATCGTCAATATCAATTTTTCTTATATAATGCCATGCTCTATTATAAACAGTAAAATCGGAAGCTCTTTTAGTATCTTCAATATCATAGTTAGGTTGTTCTTTTGACAGAAATTGTTGTAATTTTTGGTGAAATACCCAATTATTTACTATAAGCTTTGTAAACATACCAATTTTGGCAAATGGTTTTTCTAAAAAATCTTTTTCTAGATTCATAAGTACCTGAGCATCTTCTTTTTCCTCGGGACTTCCGAATAGTTGAAATAATTTATTTTTATCTATCATCTTTTACCACCGTAGTATTCATTAGCGTAACCTTCATTTACTAATGTTTTATTAACGTTAACATCATCAACCCATAAAACACCTAAACATCTACCAAATTTACCAACTCCAAAAGACTCAAGAATAAATTTATCATCTTCTAATAATTCTTCTAATCTTTTTTTGGCTTCTAATCCTTTGGCTTTTTCTTCTAAATTTCTAGTTCGGGATTCTGGGGCGTTTATTCCCATCATTCTGATTCTTACTTTCTTAAAAGTACTAAATCCTAAATCTACAAGAGCATCAATAGTATCACCATCAACCACTCTAATTACTTTAGCATTATATTTAAACATGATGATTATTTAATTATAAATATTAAATTAATCTTCATTTTTCGCCAAAAATTTGGCTTTATATATAGCTTTTAGCTTTTCTTTTCTTTTTTGAGCAGAAGGTTTAATAAATTCTTTTCTTCTTCTTATCTCTTTTACAACACCAGTATCCCTAAATTTACGTTTAAAACGTTTTAAGGCTTGGTTTATATTTTCGTTCTTTCGAATTTTTACAATTAACATATTATTCTGATTCGTTAGCCCATTGATTATCTAATTCAGTAGAATCAGGAACGACAATAAATTCTTTTAATTGATTTTCAACATTTTCGATTTCATTTTCAATATCACTTTTAATTACTTGTAATCTATCATATTCCTCTTTAATAGGAACTCTTTTAGGATTATCTGGGTGGTAACTCCAAAGCTCCTCAGAAATGGTAACTGTAGCCATTAAATCGTTTATTAATTCTACTTTCTCTTTTTCTAATTGTTTTTTATTCATTTTAATTAATTTTATTTATACTTAATCTTTTTTTCATATAGCGATGGTTTTCTGCTAGGTCCTTTTCTAAACTTGCATACGTGCTAGCTTCAATTATAATAACTTTCTCAACCAATCTATCACCTATTTTAAATCCGTTTTTGCATCTTTTAGCTTCGGAAGTTAGGTATTTTATTTCATATTTTGCCATTAGTGTACTATTATATTAAACATTTCTTCTGTTATTACTCTTTCACCAACATCCATATTAAATGTAGTTTTAGTAAATATTTTTAATGTATCTCCAACCATAGTATTATCTAAATAAAACTGCTGTCTGGGGTTATAATTATATCTACTATTTGTTCCTAACATAGTTACAGCATAAGGGCATTCCCAACAGAAATTTTTCTGGATTTGATACCCTGCAATATTTAATGGAGGTTGGATTTGAGCTAAATCAGTAAGGGTATATTCTAAATTACCTACTGGTACAGGATTATTATAACCACCACCAGTAAACCAACTTAAAACTGAATAAGTAGGTACAGTAAATGTAAGACTATCAAATGCAATCCAATAATCAGAATCATACTCAGTCATAATTAAAGGAACATCATTAATAACATAATGATCTGCTAATTCATCTAATTCACCTCTAATAGTAAAATATTTTGGTCCATAAAATTCAATATGCCAAAAACCATTATCATCTTGGTAAGCATTAGGTTGAACTAATTCATCAATATAAAATCTAGAATTACAATCCCCATCTAAACATGGATAGGGAGCGATCTCCTCCTTACTACAACTAGCAAGGAGAAAACCTATTCCTAATATTAATAATAACCTACTCATTATGCCTGTACATAATCAAGTGCAACATCAAACATCTTACTATTCAGATCCATATCTTGTTTAAAGTTTTTAATCTGTCTAGCTTTTCTATGTTTAGTTCCAATTGTATAATCGAAATCTCCTTCAATTATTTTTTCTTGGATTACATTAAATACACTCCATAAATCATCACCTTTATCTTCTGGTCTAACTGGAGTAATAAATTCATCCATATCAATTGTAATTCTTCTTAATTCATCCTCTGGGAATCTAACTGCTAACATATCTTTAGCAAATTTAAGAATTGATTCTTGTTCCATTTTAGTATCAATCATATTATTCATTGATTCTACTGTTAATGGTAATCTTTCAGTCATTTCTTGAACTTGTTTTTGTAACTCTTCAAAATCATAACCCATGTGTCTAATTGCAACTTTTTCAAATTCATTAGTAGATATAACTAAACCATTTTCACAAACCATTCTAAATAAACCAGCAGTAAAGGTAAATGCATTTTTACCATCATGTGAATTAGTTAATAATATTTGTGGAAAAACAGTATCAATTGGATTTTTCTT